AAATCCTCAAGGTGCAGTTGATAGGCTTGTTGCTCGTCAAAGGATTAAAAACTTCGAGTATGATGCGGTAAAGTATTCAAGGCAACGCAAAGGGCCGAGCCAGTTGTCGGGTGCGGAAGATTATCGTTCCAACTATGACCGAGTGGAGCTGATGAAAAGGGCGAGGGACTTGGCAGAGAATGTCGGCCTTGTTCGCTCCATCCTTATGAAGTTTGCCAGCCATACCGCCGCAAACATTTCCTACCAAGCCCGAACCGAGAACCCCGAAGTCAATACCGAGGTCGAGGCATATTGGGCTGATTGGTGGGACAAGTGCGATATTTCCACAAGGCATACTGGTTCGACACTTATGCAAGTGGCGATGATGTCTATGTTGCGAGATGGTGATTTTCTTTTCGTACTCGTGCGAGATTCAGACGGCAACCTAAAAATACAAGGTATTGAGGGTGATAGACTTGGCGACCCATTCAAGGTCTACACAAGCTCGGAGTTAATTGGTGGAATCCATATCGATCAAAGGACTGGCTCGCCCACAGCTTACGACATTTACAGCAGAAGCATTGGCGATATGTACACCTACCAAGCAACGATTCCCGCGAGCCAAGCCTTTCATCTATTCGACCCACTCCGAATTGACCAGTACCGAGGAATCTCCGCTTTTCATACCGCAATCAATGACGCAACGGATATTCACGAAATCGTAGGATTCGAGAAGATGTCGGCCAAGGTTGCTTCAAGCCAAAGCGCAATCATAAAGCGGAACAACAACAATGCCTCCGACCTCTCAAGCCTTACAAATGACCAAGACATTAACGGAAGCGCAATCAAGCTCGAAGCGATTGAGTCGGGAAAAATCTCCTATCTAGAACCGGGTGAAGATATTGTTTTCCCCGATGGCCCGAGCCGTCCCTCTGGTGCGTTCGCAGAGTTCCACAAGATTCTGCTCCGCAACATTTGCTTGGGCGTGGGCATCCCTTATTCATTCGCCGTTGACCCTTCCGCTATGTCTGGCCCGACAGCCCGCCTTGAGATGCAACAAGCAGGACGCACCTTCCGCAGATACCAGAAGCTCCTAGATGATAAAGTTCTTCGCCCAATTAAGAACATCGTTATTGCCGATGGAGTAGCAAGGGGATTGATTGAGAACAATGTTGGAAGCAGAACGACCAAGGGCATCTTTAACTTTGGGGCAAATGTATCTATTGATTTAGGCCGCGAATCTGCCTCCGCAATCTCCGAGTTCAAGACTGGCCTCAGAACTGCCGCCGACATCTACGCCGAGCGAGGCCAAGATTTTGAGAGTGCTATGCGACAAAGGGCTATTGAGGCCAAGCTAGTGAAGGATTTGGCTGGCGAGTACGAAGTATCGGCAGACACGATTTCCGACATCGCCGCAGAGGGATTGACCAGAGATTCACAAAAAGCACAAGCGACCCCAACAGAAGGCGAGCAGACACCCGCTGGACAACCTTCGGACGAGGATATGCTCGGTGGTGCTTCACTCAACGGAGCGCAAGTTGCCTCACTCATCAATGTTATCAATGCCGTGGCAATGGGCGCAGTTTCCAAGGAGGGCGCGGTTTCAATTATCACGGCGGCCTTCCCGACCATCAGCCCAGACCAAGCAAGGGCAATCATCGCTGGGGTCAATGTTGGCACACCCATTCCTACCACCAAGGAAGAAAAACAGCAGATTGGGAAAGACCAAGGCGGGGATACTTCGGGAGGCTCAACACCCCCAGCCCCAGAACCCACTACGCCCCCGACCGCCCCCACGGCAACCTCACAAAAAAAAAGTAATTTAGAGATTCTGGAAAGCCTAGACCCCGCATCTATTAAGATGCTGATTCAGGGGATGATGGGCGGGATTGAGTTGGGCAAGTATGATGGGATTGATTTTACCCCACCAGAAGGAGCTAGGGAGGCCGCCAAAAGGGCTTTGGATGTGCGGGAGACAAAACCACCCAGCCAAAGGGGAATGACCCCTGTTGGCATCGCTAGGGCTAGAGATTTAATCAATGGGGTGAAGATGTCTCCCGACACGGTTCGCAGAATGAAAGCCTTTTTTGATAGACACGAAGTGGACAAAAAGGGAGCGACCTTCGGGGAACAGGGCAAAGGCTGGCAGGCGTGGAATGGATGGGGCGGGGATGCTGGCTTTTCTTGGGCAAAGAAAGTCGTTGGACAGATGGAAGCAAGGGACAAGAAAACCGAGTTCGTTGCTGGCAGGGATTGTGGGCAAGATGAGGGTGGAACTTTCGGCCCATCCAATGAATGTGCGGTAGGCTACGGCAGACCACCACTCAAGGGAGGCTACACCCCAACCAGACCCGGCGGGAAGTTCCCCAAGGACTACAAGAGGCCAACAGAACAAAAGAAAGAAAAGTCAAAGGGGAAGCCGTTGCCACCCAAACCCCTGCCACCAAAGCCGTTGCCACCCAAGCCACTACCGCCAAAACCAATAGAAAAAACATCAGAAGAAAAAAGGCGAGATAAAATTTCTGAATCTTTTAAGCAAAGTGGTGTCGAAGCCTCACTTCCAGAGAACATTGATCGAGCGAGCGAAATAGAGGAGTCATTTAGTCGGCTAAAGTCAATGGGTTACGAAGTGCCACCGCCAGACAAAATCCTAACAGACAATTTAGAAAGCAGATATGGCAAGGCTTACGCAGGGGCATTTGCGGTTGCGACATCGGACAGAGAGGGAAAATCCCTAATGATATTCTCCACCGCATACAACCAAAGCGGGGATGATATTGTTAATCAGATTCAAGACTCGGTAGACGACAAGTGGTTTGCCTCAAAAGATTTATTCTCTCACGAATACGGACACAATGTGCATATGAGGGATATTGGAGAAGCCGAATCAAAAAAACACGCCACCCTTAAGTTTGGTTCTGGAAAAACTGCGGAAGCAAGAATGGGCATAGCCAGCAAGGTTAGTGAATACGCAAGAACAAACCCATTGGAATTTGTTGCAGAAACATTCTCTGGACATATAAATGGAGAAAAATATGATGAGGATGTTTATGAATTATACAGATTCTATAAAGGGCCAAAACTAAGATGATATTTGCACCTAAAGATTATAGCAAAGATAAGTATGATGAGGCTATAAAAACTTATATAAGCAGCCTTTTCCAAGGCTCGAATAGCTCTAAAGAACTAGCAGAACCAGCCTCTTGCCCAATCGCAACCCAAGACATCAAAACCAATCTAGCCAATAGGCAGACAGCGGTGGACGATGCGAACTACGGCCCAGCCAATCCGAACGAACCCAACGAGGATTACTGGAAAGCCAAGGCAGACGAGTTCCAAGGCGATGTAGCCACAGCCAAGAAGATGCTTTGCGGTAATTGTGCGGCCTTCGACCAGAGAAGCAAGGTTCTAGGGTGCATTAAGAAGGGCATTGGCGAGGACGCAAACGAGGTGGCCGTTGGTGGCGATCTAGGTTATTGCGAGATTTTTGACTTTAAGTGTGCAGCCAAAAGGACTTGCGATGCTTGGATTGTGGGCGGGCCGATCACAGATAAGAAAGAAGAACTAGCCCGACCAGTCTCCCAAACCCCAGCCCCTCCCAAGGAACGAATCAAAGGCTCAAAGGAGAACCCCAAAGGCACGGCATCGACCAGAAGCAAAGCTGGTGACATAGAGATTTCAGAGCAGAACGAAGAAGCCCTCAAGAACAAGATTGCCGAGTTCAAGGACAAGCATCCCTCAAGGAAAGCCCCCACCCTTGGAGCATTGAAGAAAGTATTTCGCAGGGGTGCCGGTGCGTTCTCGACCAGCTTCCGACCTACCATCAGCGGGGGCAAGCCCAACTCTAGGAACGCTTGGGCGATGGCTAGGGTCAACAAGTTTCTAAAGATGGCTGGCGGGGGTGAGGTCAAGAAGTCATATCGAGCGGCAGACGGCGACCTTCTTTGACACTAACTCGATGCTTTATGCCCCTACCCATTCCCTCCGCTGACGAATCAGAGCAAGACTTTGTGTCCCGATTTATGGGAGACGAGCAAGCGATCAGCGACTTCCCAGACGAAAGCCAGCGTTCAGCCGTAGCCTATTCGACATACCGGGACGAGGAGATGGACGAAAT